TCAACATTTAAAAAAATTTACTATGATGTAAACATGGGACGAGCTGTATCTAAGTTTGTTCCAGCAGATGAATTAATCGTTCCGTACACGGCTACCTCATTAGACGATGCGGAAGCGATTATTCATAAAGTAAAGATTTCAGAAAATGAATTAAAAAAACAACAAGTCAATGGATTTTATCGAGATGTTGAGTTAGGACCTCCAGGTATAGATTCAAATGATGAACTTGCTAAAAAAGAACGTGATCTTGAAGGAAGTAAAAAAACTGGAAGAAATGAACCAGTTTATACATTACTAGAGTGTCATGTTAATTTAGACTTAGAAGGTTTTGAAGAGGTCGGTGCAGACGGACAACCGACTGGAATAAAATTGCCTTACATCGTAACTGTTGAGGAAGGTAATAGAAAAGTTCTTTCTATTAGAAGGAACTTCGCGCCCAATGATCTAAAGAAAAATAAAATCCAATATTTTGTCCATTTTAAATTTCTGCCAGGACTAGGATTTTATGGCTTTGGACTCATTCATATGATTGGCGGATTGAGTCGTACGGCAACGGCGGCTCTCCGTCAATTATTAGACGCAGGTACCCTATCAAACTTACCAGCAGGATTTAAACAAAGAGGTGTAAGAGTTAGAGATGAAGCAGCTCCAATACAACCAGGTGAATTTAAAGATGTAGATGCACCAGGTGGTAATTTAAGAGATGCATTTTTTCCACTACCATACAAAGAGCCATCTCAAACATTATTAAATCTTTTAGGTATTGTTGTTAATGCAGGACAAAGATTTGCAGCGATCGCTGATATGCAAGTTGGTGATGGTAATCAACAAGCTGCGGTTGGAACTACGATTGCATTGTTAGAACGTGGTTCGAGAGTTATGAGTGCAATACACAAAAGATGTTATGCAGCGATGAAAGCTGAATTTAAATTGTTGTCAAAAGTTGTGTCACAATATTTACCACCTGAATATCCATATGATGTTGTTGGTGGTGCAAGAAATATTAAGCAAACAGATTTTGATGATAGAGTAGATGTAATTCCTGTAGCTGACCCTAATATTTTTTCAATGTCGCAAAGAATTACTTTAGCACAAACACAATTACAAATAGCAACATCAAATCCGCAAGTACATAATATGTATCAAGTGTATAGAACAATGTATCAAGCAATCGGTGTAAAAAATATCGATGCAGTATTACCACCACCTGCACCTATGGCGCCGATGGATCCAAGTTTAGAGCATATTAATGCCTTAGCTGGTAAACCTTTTCAAGCTTTTCCAGGTCAAGACCATAGAGCACACATTACAGCTCACTTAAATTTTATGTCAACTAATATTGTAAGAAATAATCCTGCAGTTATGGCAGCAATACAGAAAAATATTTTAGAACATATTAGTTTAATGGCACAAGAACAGGTACAATTAGAGTTTAGAGAGCAAATGCAACAGATGATGATGATGCAACAACAAGCAGCAACAAATCCACAGGTACAAGCACAGCTTCAAGCACTAACAAATCAAGTTGAAGCAAGAAAAGCTATCTTAATTGCAGAAATGACAGAGGAATACATGAAGGAAGAGAAACAAATTACGTCACAATTTGATAATGATCCTCTTTTAAAACTAAAATCACGTGAAGTTGACCTACGTGCGATGGAAAATGAGCGTAAAAAACAAAACGATGAAGCAACTCAAGATCTAAACAGAGCAAAATTAATGCAGGCTCAAGAAATTTCTGAAGATAAAATGGATCAGAACGAAGATTTAGCAAAATTACGGGCTGGAGTTAGTCTTGCAAAGTCAGGAATTAACAAAGCAGCTGTTGTAATGGACGATAATTAATGTTAAGGAGATAATATTATGATGAACTATAAAAAAGCAAAGCAAATTAACATTCCGGAGCAGAATAAGGAAGTAGATCCAAGATCTAAGACTACTGCTGATGGTGCTTTCAACTATATTCCTACAGGAGACAAGGAAAAAGTTAGAGGAACTAAAAGAATGTTAGCTGAAAAGAAAAAAGAAGCTACTTGGTATTAAATTATGTGGTTATCGGCGATAAAATTAGCCGTTTCTGCTGGAAGTAAAATTTATGCTAACAAGCAGAAGACGAAAATGGCAATGTCAGATGCACAATTGATGCATGCTGAAAAGATGGCCCGAGGTGACGAAGCTTACCAGGGAAAATTGCTAGAAGCTAGACAATCAGATTGGAAGGACGAGGCAGTTTTGATAATTCTCTCGTTGCCCGTACTGGTGCTGGCCTGGGCAGTGATATCGGATGACCCGACAGCGATGGACAAGGTAAAATTGTTCTTCGATATGTTCTCGCAGCTCCCGTCATGGTTCACAAACCTCTGGATCCTTGTCGTGGCGAGTATTTATGGTATAAAAGGAACACAAATTTTTAGAAACGGCGGAGGAAAAAAATAATGTCAAAATTTTTTTTAGGAAAATTATTTAGTAAAAATAAAGTTTCACCAACAATCAAATCTGTAAAACCAACAACAGATATTGCAGGTAGTGTTAAAAGAGTTAAAAAAGCTGAATATTCAAAAAGAATTGATGCAACAAATACATCAAAAAAGAAGATAGATACCGGTAAAAAAATGATGCGTGAAGGTCAAAAGGAATTAAGAAAACAGATTGACACTGGAAAAGCATTTAGATTTAAATTTGGCACTACAAAAGAAAAAACTTTTCCTATTGAACCTGGAAAAAATCCTAAAGAACAACACAAAGGTCTTATAGAAGAAAGTAAACCACAGAAAAAATTTAAAAAAGGTAAAGAGTTAGACAGAGAAAAGAAAATGGGCGGTGGAATGATGGGCCGTAGAATGAATTATAAAAAAGGTTCTAAAAAGTTTCCTGATTTAACAGGAGATGGTAAAGTTACATTTGCCGATGTCTTAAAAGGTAGAGGCGTTATTAACGGTAAGAAAAAAGGAAAAGCATAATGGCAAAACTTTGTCCAAGAGGTAAAGCTGCAGCGAAGCGAAAATTTAAAGTGTATCCATCAGCATATGCTAATATGTATGCATCAGCAGTATGTTCAGGTAAAGTTACACCAGGTGGCAAGAAAAAAAGAAAAAAAGCAATGGGTGGTGGAGTCATGGACATGACTAGAATGAAATATTTAAAAGGAGGACAAGTATAATGGCTATTACTACAGTGGGACGTGCTAAAGAGTTAGAAGAAGCAAAGAAAAAAATTATTAAATTAAACCCTATGGGTAAAACTGCTCAAAAAGAAGCAGCTATGAAAAAATTTCCTAAAAGAAAATTTAATGCTAAAGCTTTAATAAAAAGTTTAGAAGATAAAAATGCACCAATGAAAAAAGCTAGATTAGAAGATTCTGTTAGAGGTAAAAAAATGGTATTTAAAAAATCTGGTAGTAAAAAAGATCCAAATGATGTTATTCTAAAAAAAGAAAAACCAGAACCAAAAAGAGTGCCTGAAAAACAAAAAGAAATGATTCCTCTTAGACCTAAAGGAATGATACTTATGGCAAAAGGTGGAAGAGCAGGATTTAAAGCTGGATCTAAAGGTTGTAAGTTAGCGATGAAAGGTAAAGGCAGAGCTTACGGAAAGAACTCATAATGGCATTTGAATATCCCTCAACAATAACAGCTAGAAAAAAGAAAAAAGCTGAAGAAAAAGAAAAAAAATTTAGAAAAGCTGTAGATCCTGTATTTAAGAAAAAAGAAGGAATAAAAAAAGAATTAGCTATAGTGCAATTAGAAGATGCTCTTACAAAAGGAGATAAATCAAATTTATCTACTAAAAGTATTAAAAAAGTAGCTGACGCTGCAGCAGATGATAAACAGTTAACAAAATCATTGCAAAAATTTGAAAGAGATTTGTTTAGAGGTGGTGGAAGAGCTGGATACAAATCTGGATCTAAAGGTTGTAAGTTAGCCATGAAAGGCAAAGGAAGAGCTTACGGAAAGAATTCGTAATGAGAACGTATTACTCAAAAGGTGGAGGACTTAGAGAATGGGTCAAACAGAACTGGGTAGATATTGCAAACAAGCGGCCAGATGGTTCATACCCGAAGTGTGGAAGAAGTGGTGGCGAAAAAAGAAAAAATTATCCAAAATGCGTGCCTATTGCAAAAGCAAGAGCGATGAGCAAAGGGCAGCGTGCGGGTGCCGTAAAAAGAAAACAAGCGAAAGCGAATACAGGCCCTACACCTAGTAGAG